TCACCGCGTGCGCGGCGCGGCCCACCTCCTTCGGTGGCATCTTCGGGCTGGCGCTGAATAAGTTGGACCAAGCCCTGGGCGGCTGGGGCGGCAACCCTTGATGATCTGGTCCTTGAACGGGCACGCCTGCACCAGCTGCGCCAGACCTTCGTCGAAGTCTGCGATCTCGCCTGGGCGGGTCGGCGAGAAAATCTTATTGCCGGCGGCGTCGTACGGGACCATCTTGCCGTCTTCGACTTTGAAATTGCTGCCGAAGTAGGCGCGCGCCATCTCGGCCGGGATGGCCAGGCGCATCGGGTGTTTGTCGTCGCTCAGCAGCTTGGAGCCGGTAAAGCCGCCGCCGATCATGTGGTTGTTCAGTTCGCTGGTGCGCTTCTCCAGGGTAGTGGTCAGCTCTTGCAACTGCGTCGCGTTCGCCTTTGCGGCCGCAGCGACCTGATCTTCAGCCGTGCGTTTCGCGGCATCCTGGATTTCCTTGACCTGCGCGGCGGTCTTCAGTTCACCGGAGCTCAGGCTCTTCACGGTGTTCAGGGCGGCCAGCGCGGCCACGCCATCTTCGATGCCTTCGAAGCCCTTCAGCTTCAGCTCGGCAGCCTCCTTGCCTTCGCGGTGGCTCTTCGCCTCGCCGTTCAGGCGGGTTATCGTGCCCAGCGTGGCTTCGGCGTCGAATGGCGCCTCGGTGCCGTTCGAGTGGATGAAGATGGGCAGCTTCTTATCGTCCATGGCGATGGTGCCGTCGGCGTTGTACTTGTATGGCATGGTCTGACTTTCCGGGCATCCGCCCTATCAATGGCCTTCCGGCCGTGCACCGCGTCGCGTCCGCTAGCGGCATAAAAAAACCGCCTCGAGGGCGGTCTGGTGAATCTGTGGGTGTAAAAAAAGCCGCCGGAGCGGGTGGTATTGGGTGATCAGGCTATGAGAGCACCACGCGCTCGCCCTTCATGAGGCAGCCGACGCAGACAATCGCCCGCGTGCCGCCCTTCAGCTTACGCGCCTGGATCATGGCGCCGATGATCGTTTCCATGACCTCACGCCCACCGCAGCGCGGACATTGCAACATGTCGGCCGGCTTGCTGGCCTTCTTGGCGCGGTTGTTCACCGGCTCGTCGGGCGCTGGGATTGAGGGAATGAGGTGTAAGGTCATCCCGCATTTTATCACTGCGCAAGGCTGCGGGCCTCGCGTTCGGCCATCTGCTTGAGCGTGAGCATGCGGCCCTTGTCGTTTGTGAACATCGTTTCGTCCTTGCCGCCGGCGCGGTAGATGTCGCCGCGCGTCTTGCCGAGCACCTGGTCCTGCACCTCCACCGATTGCTGCTTAAGCCAGTCCTTGTAGGTCAGGTTCGCGTCCACCGGGCCGCCGGCGGCAGCACGCGAGCCGTAGAGCGATTTCTGCCCCTTCAGCAGCGCGATCGACGTCGAGCGGCAGCACCAGTGCAATCGGCCCGGCCCGCCGCGCCACGGCACGCTGTGGCCCACCGGCTTGTGGTCGACCTTCGTGTAGAGCAGGTGGTCGCGCGCGCGGCACTCGGGGCTGGTCCTGCCGTCCAGGGTGCTGACCCACATCTCGTCGCCGAGGATGTCCTCGTTTTCTTCAGTGAACCGCGTCCGCGTGATCTGCGCTGTGTGGCTCAGCGCGGTGCGCACGACGGCTTCGATCTTCTGCCGATCGGTGTCCAAGAAGCCGTCGGCGTAGTTCAACGCGCGGGTGCCTCGAATATCGCGCACGATGTCCGCTGTCGTTTTGCCCTGCGTGAAGCCATTAGAAACGGCATCGCTAATGCGCCCCATCCGGACCGCGCTCAGGTTCGATGCCCACTGCTTGAGCAGGCGGCCCTGCATCGGCTGCGCCATCGCGGCGGCATAGACCTGCTCCGGCACGACGCTGGCGATGCTGAAGGTCGCCGGCACGACGTTGCGGTACAGGTCGTACTGGAACTGGCCCTCGTAAGCGACGTACGCCTGGAGCTCGTCGGTCATGCCGCCGTATAGCGCGGCGTAGGCCTGGGCGTTGACCTCGCGGACGCTGGCCAGCAGCTTGTCCAGGCGCTGGACCTTGAACGAGTCGGCGTCGACGTCGAGCAGCGCGGCGTTCAGTTGGGTGATCAGGTCGGCATCGGAGAGGTTCAGGATCCGGATCATCTTGGCCAGCACGAAGTTGCCATACTGGGTCATGTTGACCTGGTGGCGAATCGCATGGTCCAGCAGCGGATCGATCATGGTTCGTCAGGGTCTGGCATGGTGCCGAGCGCCGGGCCTTGCGCCGCGATACGCTCGACCTCCTCCTCCCAAGTCAGGTCAGGGGCGATGATGCCGCGCCGCTGGAGTTCGCGGAAATAGCTCTCACCGGAGAGCTTGCCGGACATGGCGCTCTTGAACAACAGTTCCGCACTTGCCTCGGCGAGCGTTGCCGCGCCGAAGTCTTTGTAGACCGTGCAGTGGCCGCCCTCGGGCTCACCCACCCAATCGGCCATAAACTGCAGCGCCATATCGGCGCCGTCTTCGATGTTCTCGGCGACTTTCTTCAGTGCGCAGGATCCTTGCTCGTTGTCCGCGATCGTCTGTGCGACGCTCTGGCCGCCCGGCTTGATCACCAGCAGTTCGGCGCCACCCTGGCGCATTTGGTCTTCAAGGTCCAGCAGCACCTGGCGTCCGGCCTCGACCGCGACGCCCGACATCTCGACGAACTTCATGTCCGCTTCGGGATGGGAGGCCTTCACCGCAGTGCCGGGCCCGACGGTGATCACCGCTTCCTCGAGCATGCGGGCAAACAGGATCGGCACGCTCAGCATGTGAAGGTTGACCTGTCGATCGCTCTTGGTCTGCCAGTGCTCGACGTTGGCGTGCGCCAGCTCGAGCAGGCCGGGCTTCGCCATCATGAAGCCGAGGCGGTAGCCGTAGATCGGGACAAACGGGATGGCCGTCAGGGGTTCCGTGGCGCCGTTGGCGTGCAGTACCCATTCCTTTTTCGAGCCCTCCGACTCGCGCCAGGTCTCCCAGCTGCCACGCTCGAGCACGCGGACCTGTTCGATCTGCTTCTTCGCGAACCGTCCATCTGGGATCGAAACGATCTCCAGCAGTCGCAGTTGCGAAAGCCCGTGCTCATCACGGTCCCAGCCGAGAATGCACTTCGGGTGGATTTGGACAAAGTACGGGCGCACGGCGGCGTCCTGCTCATCGGCCTTGGTGGTGTAGAGGGGCTTGCCGTCCTTGTCGCGGGTCGGCGGGTAGTCCACCAGAATCCCGCTGAAGCCGTAGCCCAACGCCTCGGCGCCCACCTCGGACAAGAAGGCGTGCAGGTTGCGGCCGGCGCGGTCGACGTCCTCGCACCACTCACGGATGCGCGCCGGCACGTCGTCGGCCAGCGTGACAGGCTTGCTGAACGGCTTGGCGCCCAGTACCTCGATCGTGCGCTGATAGGCCGGGAACAGCGTCGCGACAGCTAGGCGTGACTTGTAGGCTTCCGCGTCCTCATTCGGCCACTGCGGCAGACGTCGCTGCCCCGCCGCGCGCATGGCGTCGGTTCCGCCCATCAGATCGTTGATCAGGTCGCAGTGCTTGTTGAGCGCAGCCGCTTCGTCAGACTGTTTGCGTACTGCATCGCTCATAAATATCCTTGTGTTACCAGCGCAGCGTCTCGACTGTCGCGCCGCGCTTCGTGACTGGGTACATCTTCGTGATGAAGTAACCGGCGGCGTCGTTTCCGTGGTCGAAGCCACCCTTCTTGTCGGGCTGGCTCTTGTCGTCGTACACCTGGCGCTCCAGGCTGATCGTAAATTTCGGGCACTTCGTCGTGTTCACCAGCATGCGGCGCTCGTCATAGGTGTTGCAGAGCATCGCGTTCACGCTGTTGATGCGGTCTTTCACGGCGGGGTTGCTGTGGTCGACGACAACCGAGAACTTCGCGGCGCGCAGCAACGTCAGGTCCGATTCGCTCGCCCCGCTGGATTTCCGGTTTTGACCTGACGCGTCGGGGTAGACGGCAATGGCATGCTGCTGGCCGACCTGCTGGTACTTGGCCTTGATCTTCTCGATCATGGCCGGCGTGTCGAACACCTCCATAAGCTCATCGACCGCGCGCGGCATGCCGTCGCGGATCACGAAGACCACGGCGGCCATGTGCGCCACGTTGAAGTCCATGCCGATGTGCAATGGATCGCCAGGCTTGATCGTGTCGTCGGTGTGACTCTTCCGGCGGTCGAAGCAGTAATAGATGACGCCCTGGTAGTTCTCGAAGCTCTCCACCTGCTGGCGCGTGACGTCGAGCCTGAATTGCTCCTTGACCGAGGCGGCGACCTGGCTCGGCTTGTCGAAGCAAGCAAGGGCCTGCACGATGAAGGCTTTCACGTCATCTTTGAGTGCAGCCATAAGGATTGCCTTCCGTCAAGGCGTCGTCAAAGTCACGCCACCTTCAGCAGACACGTTCCGCACGCCCTCGCAATGTTGAGTTTCGCCACCTCCGGCGCGGTCTTGGCGGCGTCGATCATGCGCTGCACGTCCTCGCCGGCGCCGTAGCGGCGGACCACGCCGACGAACTCTTCGACATCGTGACCTTTGATCATCAGCTTCGGCATTCCATCCTTGGTGAAGGCGGGCGAGCCGAACTCGTCCAGCTCTTGCGCTGCGTGATAAAGCTCGTGCTCGACCAGCGCGCAGAACTCGACGTCGCTGCAGGTGAGGCAGTGGCTCGCGTCCAGGGTGATCAGGAACTGCGGCACCATGCCGAACCAGTCGGCCATCTGCTGTTGCTGGCGACCCTTCTGCCATGCTCCACAGCGGAAAGTTACCTCTTCGCACTGCCCCAGCACCGTGCGGCCGGCCTTGTTGAAGCCTTCCGGCGCCCAGAGGAAATGGATGTCGGCGTACTCGAGGTGCTCGTGATCGGGATTGTGCAGCTGGCCGCCTGGCGTCAGGATCTCAGTGCGGACCCACTTGAGCACCTCGGGGGCGGGAGCGTAGCGGGTCAATTCGTGCGGCGGCAGCGGCCTGGTCTGGCCGGGCGCGGCGGATTTCTTCGCCATGCTTACTGCGGGTCGACCGCCAGCATCACCGGCGACATCGTCACGCCCAGCACCGTCAGTGCGACGGAACCGCCGGCGGCCAGCAGCGCCAGTTCGGCAGCGTCTGGCTTCCAGTAGCTGACCACGGCGTCCATGCCTTCAACCTGGGTGCGGGTGATCGGCAGCGCGGAGCAAGGCAGCTCGTCTTGATCCCATCCAGCCGGCGCGCCCAGCACTGCGTTGTTCGAAATGTGCTGGTGCTTGTTCATGTAGATCCTTGATGTCGCCGCCCGGTCCGTAACAGGCCGCGATGCTCTGCGGAGGACTTCCGGCTCTTGCTCGTCGGCGACTGCGCCCGTTATTGGATACCGCCACAGGGGCGCGCTGGCGGCAGCGCGTGAACTATCGGGCCTTGCCGGAGCCTAGCCCGTGAATCTTGGTGAGCGCGATGTCGCGCTGCATGCGCATCAACTGGCAGCAGATAGAAATCCATCGCCGCGAGGTATCAATGTCTTCGCGCCAGATGATCGTATTGACCTGCTGCGCACCCCAGTTGCGGGCGGTGCTCATGCCACGCGCGGCCGGTATGGCCAGGCGGAGGTCGGGCGCGGCGCGGCCGGCGTTGGCGCGGGGCGGTCAAAGCCCCACAGGATCAGCATCGCTGCGAGCATACTCATCAGACCAACCCTTCCAGCTTCAGCACCAGCTCGCCCTTGCGGTAGCCGATGCCGCCGGCGGCGTGGCCGGCCATGTACTCGGCGTGGGCCGCGTCGGTGCGGGCACGCATCCAGGCATCGAAGTCGACGACCTCGGCCTGTTGCGGCGTCGGGGCGGCGCGGTGCACCAGCTCGTACTCGCTGAGCGCCGACTCCAGTTGCTTGAGGCCCGGCGCGTCGAGCGCAACATAGTGCTCGCAGGTGACCGTGACGCCGAGCTGTCCAGCGCCGACACGCAACTCAAATGAAATGCAGTGGTCCGGCAGCCCGAGCAGAGCTTGCAGCGCCGGATAGATCTGAGCTGGCGAGACGACGTTGCGCATGATCAGGCCGCCTCGTAGGTAGCAGCGAAGATGTCCGGCTTGCACGGGTAGTGCTCGCCAGCCACGCCGGTGATGATCCAGTCGCCCGGGCAGGCGATGTGTCCGCCTTCCAGCGTGTCGATCCAGCCGTGGTCATGCATGATGCCGCCGCAGTGCTTGCAGGCGGCCCGGCCGTCGACGGCTGGGTGGCGGTAGTAGCGCACCGCGGCGCCCTCGCGGATGACCTGCGGGCGCTGACCGTCAGGATAGTCGAACAGCTCAGTCGCTGCATCAAGCGGATGGTCGCCGTTCTTGTGCCACTGGGTGGCGTCGATGACCACCGGCTTCTTGCGGAACTTCGCCATGCCCACCTCGAATAAAAAAGCCGCGACCGAATGATCGACGGCAAGCGCGCAGCGGTAACTGCGCGGGAGACAATGGAGCGGGCAATGGGATTCGAACCCACAAATGTCGGCTTGGAAGGCCAATGCAGTACCGTCTTGCTCTGCCCGCGATGCTGGCTTTGCCACTCAGTATCTGGACTAACTTTTTTCCACGGCCGCCTTCAGTAATCCGAAAAATCAGCAATTGCCATTATTCAATTAATAATATATTATTAATTTCTCAATTTTAATTTACTTCACAACAACATATGAGGAATTCATGATTTCGGTCAAACATCTTGGTATTGCGGTCGCTATATGCTCCACCATCGGCTCCGCGCAAGCAGCGCTGACTAACACGCCAGTCGCCAGCAACGCCTACATCACCTTTAATAATCTGGACTGGGCATGGGCATTCCCGCTGCCGGCAGCCAAAGGCCTGGATCTGTCCTATCAAGCGCAATTCGGCTGGCGCCTGCCGACCGAGGCTGAACTGGCGTCCGCACCACTGGCCACCAACTTCATCTTCGCCGGCGCCAACGTTCCCTTTGGTGGTAGTGACCCAGTCACCGGCGCCAACTTTGTTGCCACCAACAGGGATCTGACCGGCGCGGCCGCCTGTGCCACGCCATATTTCAGCAACAGCTACACGCACTGCGACTGGCAAGATGGCAAGGGCCAGCCCGTCGCACTATGGGCTGGCACGCCTGGCGCTCTCTTTTACGCCGACCAGCTGGTGGTACGCGTCAGCGCCGTCCCAGAACCAGAAACCTACGCAATGATGATCGCGGGCCTCGGCCTGATGGGCTACGTGGCGCGCCGTCGCAAAACTCAGGCTTAAGACCTGTTCGCTGGAGGCTCGTTAGGCCCAAGCGCTAGAGCCCGCGACCGAGAGGTTCGCGGGCTTTTTTTATTCGGGTACCGGGTACAGCGTCCGGTGCCGGTCTGGCGCGCGGCCCGAAAAGGCGGCGCCCGGCTGGTGGTGGTCAACCGCTCACGACAACTCCGGAGAGGCGCGGTGGCTGACCCTGACATGTTCTTGATCGCGTGTGGCGTCATCTGAGTATCTCCGGGCGGGTGCTCCGAAACTCATCAGCCGATTTTTGACCCGTGCGCATCACGTCGCGCTTCTACGCCGCCGGCGCGCCGGGATGGCGGTGGGCGGTGAGATTGGGGATCTGCTACTTCATGGCGCACCTCCTTGGCGGCCGGCTTGGTGCGGCCTGCGCGGTTCATTCCGTGTCGTCGCGGTCCGGCCGGCGGCTCGCCGGGATCAGGTACCAGCCGAGCTGGCGGCGGATCTCTTCGGGCGTGGGCGGCGGGTCCAGCGGCGCGTGCGTGCGGCGCTCCATGTACGCGCGGACGGTTTCTTTCGTCGGGTGCGTCGTATCGGTCATGGTGCGCCGCGGGAGTTTAGTCCGGCGCCTCGTTGAAGGTCATGAAGTACTTCTTGCCAGACTTGAAAAAGCTGGCGGCCGGCGCGTCATCCTGGTCTAAGTTGCCAAAATCTCAAACCGCCGATACAATTTTCAGAAGGCAACAATCGCTAATTTCTGAATGGCCTCGCCGATTAACGAAATTCAACTTAGGAATCAAAGATGAAAGCAAAAATCCTTCTCGCCCTGCTAGCCTCTGTTGTAGCCACGCAGTCCAGTGCTGCTGGTCCCGCGCGTGTCTTCGTGAGCTCCAAAATCTCCCAAACCAACGGCTGCAATAGTAAAGTCGACGGAATCACGGAGGCCTTCATTAACAGCTTGGCGCGCGAAGCCTTAATCAAGAAAGGATACGTAATCGCCAACACCAAGCAGGAGGCGACCGACGGCCTGCGAGTACAGTTCGACTTGAAATTGTGCGGTTTAAGTTTTGGCGCGAATGTGACTTACACCTCATCTATGGGTATGTATGCGATCAGCGCCGGGTCTTCAGTAGCATCCCCAGATAGCAAAGAGCTACCATTTACCTACTCAAATGCTTTCGCATTCGCGGCTGGCGATTCAACCAGTAATCAAGCATCGCGATTGGCTGAGTACATTAAGCCTCAGATTCGCGAACACATCAATTCCACTTTCTAAAACCCTCAACAGACATTTCAGGCTTCAGCGGCCGGTCCAGGGAGCGCGTTGCGCGTCCATGTAGTCGCGGACTAGCTTGGTCGGGTGCGTCGTTTGCGTCATGGGCTGCCTCGCAAAGTGGCGCCAGAAATAGAAAAGCCACCGCATGGGTGGCTTGGGGTGCTCCCGCGCTATCTGCGGGGTGAGCTACACGCGAGCGCAGGCATCAACGGAGTTGGTGTTAGCCTCAAACCACTGCTATCGGTGAGGCTCAAGGCCTGCATTACGAGTACTGTGGGTGTGTATGCATGCAGATTATCGTGATCAGCTGGACATGTCAATAGCGAGAGAGTATTAAGTACCGATTATGAAACAGTCGAACCCAAACACCCGGTTCATTGATGCAGCAACTCGAGTTCTATTTCAAGATATGCTAGATTATTAATTTTTCCGGAGTAGATCGATGACAGCGTGGAAGCAATACAGTGTTTTACCTGCAGGTGGATTCTACCCATCTACCGATGATCGGCTAAAGCTTTTTGATAAAGTAAGCCACACGTCACATATAGACTCGGCGCTAAATATCATTGGGGATGGTGAAATTAAGCCTGGTCTGGTCTTCGATAAATCTCATTTAAATACACACCGGATTCTCGTCGCGTGGCTGTCGCCAAATCATTGGTTCGCCGGCTACCGCTATGGCAATATAAAATTTGACTATGATTTTAAAGGACTGATCGCCAATAAGCGATTCTATTGGGTTGAGGCTATCCCTTACAGCCCACACGCGTGCAGGATATTGATCACTGATCAAGATCGCTCGGGTCTGCTCACCCCTTACGACCCATCAATCCGCGATGGACCTTGGTGGCATGATACTGCAAGTGATAAGCACTACTACAATGGAAAGTACTGTCTAGAATTCATGATTGAGGAGAGCGTCACGCTACAGTCCTTGATCGATCTGAGCTTTGTGGATCATCACAATAGTTTCTGTTCGGTGCATCGATTTAATCCTATTGCCTGCTCTCAAAAGGGAGACCCGGCCTCAATAGGCGGAGCGAAATTTCTCATGAAAGCAGCGGCCAGACAAATCAGCTTAGCATCCATTTCCAAATTCTTCGTCCTAGCAAATGGAAATTACACAACTCCAATCTTGCTAGCAATTGCAAAAATCAGCAGACAATTGAAGATAAAAAGCAATTACGGCGGAAAAGTAGACTTCGTCGACACAGCAGCTGAAGGATTGTGCAGGGCAATTCTCAATGCGATTGTAAATGGGAATAAGGATGAGGCGAATAAGCTAGCCGGGTTATTTGATGAGGAAGAATCATTGCTCATTAGCCTATCGGAGTTGATTCACAATACGCTTGGCGTTGGCCATATGTCGGACGTCATTGGCGAGATCTTTTAGAATTCTCACAGCGGCACGTAGAACGCGTGAATCAGGCCAGCGGTCTCAGCTGCGACCCGAATTGATTAGCATCTTTCCTGCGCGAGCATTGTGCGCCTGCATCAACCCTTCCAACTCACTGACCATGTCGAGCGCCTTCTCGCGCTCGAATCCACCTCCGCCGATCTCGCCGCGCCCGCTGCCCTTGCAGGGAATGCAGATGCGGCGATCCGAGGTGTTGCCGGTGCCCGAGCAGCTTGGGCACTTACCATCGAGCCAGTGCGCCAGGGAGCGCTCGGCCACGCGGCGGTACAGAGCATGCGCGGCCTGCGCATCCCAAGCCGTGCCCTCCTTCACCCACTTGCGCTCGCGGCCTTTCTCGATCACGCGAGTGGTCCAGATGCGCAGCAGGCTGGCCAGATTGGCGCTGCCGGATTCGAACAGCTTGTGCTGCGTGCCGTCGGCGTACTTCACGCGCGAGAGCAGCGAGCCGATGCCGGCGCCGGTCGTATCCGCCAGCGCCGCAGCGCATAGCGCATCGGTCGCGTGGTGATGGACATCATCCTGGAGATTGCTGGAATTTACGGCGTGTAGGTAACGATCGGCAAAGCCCATTTTTTTTGCTCCAAGGATGAAGTTTCCACGTTAACACATCCGTAAAAAAAAGAAAGAGGCGTTGCGCGAAAACAGTTGCAGCTTCTATCTCCATTTCTTGTTCACCTTTGGTGGCATGGGTTTCTTTCGAAGTGGCTTCGCTTTCTCCGCTTCCAGCTTCACGCTTTCGGCCGGGTCGCGGTAGGACGCCGCCGGCAGCGCGCGGCTCGGTTCGGGATCGCGGCGCGCCGGCGCCAGCATGACGGCCAGCAGCTCGTCGCGGGACAGTGGCGCGTTCATGGATTCGCCCGCAGCTGCGCGTACGCTTTATCTTGCGCCCGGGTCAGCACGCCGAGCTCCAGCTTCGGCAGCGCGCGGACGTAGTAGCTGATGGCGCGCCGGATCACCGCGTACTCGCCAGTGGTCAAGTCCAGCAGCGCCGTGGGCCGAGCGCATGCCTTGACCATCGCCTGCCATGCCTCCACGCCGGCGCGGTACAGCGGCTTGTTGCCCATCTGCGACCAGATCGCCACGCTGGTGAGCAGGTGCTCCGTCAGCGTGTTCGCCACCGGCGCCGGCGCGGCGCTGCGGTGGGCGGCATCGAGCGCGAGCAGCACGGCAAGCGACACCTGGTCGATTATGTCCGGATCAATGCGCTGCTTGACGGCGATCAGGTCGAATAAATCGCCCACGCCTGTGTAGTTACCGGCCATCGTCACCCTCCTCGTTATCCATGTTGATGCCCAGCGCGACGCGGGCCAGCCGCAGCTCGTAATGCCCATACTTCTTCTTGCCGGTGGCCTGCTCCTCCAGCATGCGTTTCGCCCAGCGCTTGCAGTCGATGTCGGACTTGGCCGTCTTCGTGATGCCCAGCGCACCTAGCTTCGCCAGCATGCGGTGCGCGTCCTCCTGCCCGGTCGGCGACTTGCCCGGCGCCGGCAGCAGCACGCGCGGCGGCGGGATCTCCTCCCACGTACCGCGCGCCAGCTGAGCCTTGAGTGCCGATGTCCAACGATCCCGCATGAACTGGCCCGGCTGGCTGGCCAGCTCGGTGCGCATGCCGGACGCGGCCCAGTAGATGGCCGGGTGCGACCACGCGCCCTGCTCGCCCTTGCCGCGCGCCTCCAGGCCGGCCAGCGCCTCGTGGTACGCGGCGATCGGGTCGACCGGCGGATTGCAGGCGTTGGCCAACTCGGGCACGGATGGTGGCCAGTCGGGATATTGGCGCCGGCACGCGCGCAGGCCGGCGACCAACTGGGCCAGGCGGATGAGGACGACGAACGCTGCAAGTCGTGCGCCTTCCGAGCCGGCACGGTGCCAAACGGCTGTCTGCAAACGCAACTCGATGTAATGAAGGCGGTGGCTGAGGATATTCCGTTCATGTGCCACCAGCACCTGGACCAGCGTGGCCAGCCATCCAAAGTGTGTCACGGCTGGTTCGCCGCGCGGCGCGTGATCGACCGGATTGAGACGGCCACTGGGCAGAAGATGCCGCCGGCGCCGTACGACTTCTCGCCACCTGATGAACCGGGGGGAACTGTGAACGAAGACCTGCAAGCCCCGATGCCCAGCGACCCGCACTGCCGCCGGCGCGCCTTCCAGATCATCGCCCTGCTCTACGGCGCGGCCGGGCTGGTGAACCTCGTCTGCTGGTTGCGGTCATGAGCGCGCGCGACAAGCTGCCGACGGCCGAGACGGCGCAGGACCTGACCGAGTACATGCTGCGCGGCGCGTTTGATCGCGCGCGCATCGCGGCGGCCGCGATGCGCCCACGCCTCGAAAGGGAAATTGAGGCGTTCCAGTTCCGGGACCTACGCGCGAAAGCTGGGACCGACAAGGAGGAGAAGGACGGCATGGACGCCGCGCAGGCGCAGCTTGGACATTCCACTGCGGCAATGACTGCGCACTACGTGCGGCACCGGCGCGGCAAGCTGGTGAAGCCCACCAAATAGACTTTTTGCGGAAAAAACCCCGTTTTGCGGAAAAGTACGGGATCAGCCTCATCAGCTTGAACCCGCATGTTTGCTGGTGCTCCGAGCCGGAATCGAACCGGCACGCTCGTAAAAGCGGGAGATTTTAAGTCTCCAGTGTCTACCAATTTCACCATCGGAGCCCACACAGCCCGGTATTATGCCACGAACATTCCACAACTGCCAGACCGACAACTATCGAAGCCGATAACATGGCATCATTGCCAACATCGATGCACTGCGGATGCTTATGAGCGCCCTGTGCCGTCTGCTGCTAACCGCCTTCCGCGGCGCCGCAGGACGACGGGCTTAGTCCTTGCGGCTATCCCGCGCCACCGGCGGCAGCCGATGCTTGAGTAAGCCGACCCGCTGCGAGCGGTAAATACCGCAGTGGCCCGAGAACAGATACGCGACCACGCACGCCAGCGCGGCGTAAGGTCCGATCTGCGGGCCGAATAATTCCATCGCCATGATGGTCGACGCCAGCGGCGTGTTGGCCGCGCCCGCGAACACGGCGACGAAGCCTATTCCCGCCAGCATCGCGAACGGCAGGTGCAGCAGCGGCGCCAGCGCGTTGCCCAGTGTGGCGCCGATGTAGAACAGCGGCGTGACCTCCCCGCCTTTGAATCCACTTCCCAGCGATGCGACGGTGAAGACGAATTTGCCGAGGAAGTCCCAAGGCGCGACCGGCCGCGCGAACGCTTCGACGATCACCGGTATCCCGAGGCCGATGTAGCGCGTGCCAAGCCACCACACCGCCAGCGCCACCACCACGCCGCCGAGCATCGGGCGTAATGGGGCATACGGTATATACCGTTTCATGACGCCCGACGCGGCGTGCGTGGATTTGGCGAAGGCCATCCCCACCAGTCCAAACAGCACGCCCGCGAGCAGCACTGCGGCCACGCTCCAGACTGTGATCGGCGCGATGGCGCTGATCGCGTAGTGCGTGTGGTGCACGCCCCAGGCCATGCCCACCTGGTCGGCGACGACGGCGGCGAGCATGCAGGGGAAGATGGCGTCGTAGCGCAGGCGTCCGATGGCCAGCACTTCGAGGCCGAAGACGGCGCCGGCCAGCGGCGTGCCGAACACCGATGCGAAGCCGGCGCTGATGCCGGCCATCAGCAGGATGCGGCGCTCGGCGTGACGCAGGCGGAAGATGGGCGTGAGCTGGTCGGCCAACGTACCGCCCATCTGCACCGCCGTGCCTTCGCGGCCGACCGAGGCGCCGAACAAATGCGAGACGACGGTGCCGATCAACACCATCGGCGCCATGCGCAGCGGGACGACGTTCTTGGGATCGTGGATTTCGTCGATCAGCAGGTTGTTGCCCGCTTCGACCGCGCCGCCGATTTTCAGATACATCCAGCCGACCGCGAAGCCGGCCAGCGGCAGCAGCCAGATGATCCAGCGGTGCGTCTCGCGCCAGTTGGTGGCGTAATCTAGCGAGAACAGGAAAAACGCGGACGCGGTCCCGGCCAGCGCCGCGATCAGGCAAGCGATGACGGTCCATTTGCCGAGGTACGGCAGCATGGCGAGGGATTCGGGGTAGCGGCTTGGCTTCATGTAGCCTTGCAT